TGTTTGGTTATCCTAATTTCTTTTCTATTATTTATTCATCTTGTCCAGTTACAGGATTATAATTTTTCGCATCTTCAAAGTAAGATGTGGTTTCGTTAAATCCAAAATCACCATCGTCTGTATTCCAATCTGCTGGAGATACATCCACTGGGTCTGGTGTAACAGTATATCTCTGTTCTCTTGCAGGCGCATTCACTGGTAGGTCTGCATACTGGTCAACCTGTACAGAACGAATAACATTGGTTGCGGTTACAGGGCCATACAAGTAATATTTTGCAGTAAATTGCAAAGTATAAATGATTGCTCGTCTGCCTGCAAATTCGCCTTCATAGTTGTCCTCATATCCAATACTGTTAAGAACAATTGGAACGTCACGAATAATTTCTAACTCTGGGACTTCTCTTAAAGTCACAGTATATTCTGGTTGAAAGTAAGGAAGAATCTGTTCAACAATTTGTAGTGCATCATCAGAGTTCTTTGAAAGTACATACATCTCAAAATTGATATTGTATGGAACAGGCATAAACCCTGACTTTAATTGGTCACTGTCAATACCATCAACAACTTTCTTTACCTTCATAATTTTATTCTGTTTTCTGGTTGCATCATAAGTCAAACCAGAAATCTCAAAACCAATACGAGGTAGTGTAACCGCCGTAGGTTTGTTCAAGTTTGGGTCTTCTGTCAAACGTGCTAACCACTTTTGCTTTGGCCCATACGCAAGAGGAACTTTCATTGTCTGAATGACGTTCCCATTTGCATCTTTCTTTGCAAGTTGAATTTGGTTGAATAATGTACCAAATGCAACTACTACATTTCTTGTAGATTGATTATAAAAAAATTGTCCTAACATATTATCTCATCCCAGCGTCACCGAATGGATTGCTTTCAGTGAAATCCAAAACATTATTGTCTGCAACTTCAAAGTCATCATTCTGTGAGTTTTTGTCAAGTGTTGCAACATTGTAACTTTCCAGTATTATATAGGACGCTGCCGCACCCTCTACTGTGTTTTCCAATAGAATCGAACCAGAACCAGTACCAGTTTCTAGTGTCAATTGATGTGACAATTGGTCTAGTGAGTAATCTGTTTCAATGGTATCAATCTCTGCAATACCAGTATCAATTGATTCAGAACCATACTCAAATGTCTTACACTTGAGTTTGTATGTAGGAAGATTATGAACCTGATAAAAAGGGTCATCATGGTCTACAAAAGTAATCTCAAACATACGATTACCTTTTGGCCAGAAAATCAAATCTCCCTCATTTGGTCTAGAAGATACCACAAGATTATTGTCGATAGAAATAAATTGTTCCCATCTTCTTCTTGCAACCGTAAAAGTTGTATCGTTCTGAATGTCTAAACCAAACTTGGACATGAGTTCTTTTTCGCCCTCATATCCGTCAACTGTGTCCATGTACATTTCGATTAGATACGCATCCTCAAAAGAAGAACTAACATCTTCTTGCCAGATGGAATCTGTGCCAACAATCTTACGAGGAATGTAATATACATCCTGACCGTAGATACGCAACTGTTCTATGATTAAGTCTTCATAGAGTGCTTGTTCTGGTCTTGTTCCTGTATCAAAATATACATTAGTTGGCATAACTTACCCTATCATATGCATTGGTGGTAACTCATATGCAAGTTGAATTTGTTCTTCTAATTTTGTCAATTCTTCTTGAGCCTGAGTATATAACTGTTCACCGTTCAATGCAACTCCACCCAACATCTGAATCCCTTGGAATTTAGATAGGTTCGCACCCCATTGTTTCTTGATAAGTTGTGTTGCATACTTCTTCAAGAAAATATCATCCCAAATATCTGGATATGATGCTGGGTCTAATTTTCTATAACATTCGATAATTAAATAATCATTTGCAACATAGTCCGTCTGAAAATCTGCATCAAGATATAATCTATTTTGATGTTGATTGTGACGTATAGCAGTTTCTCCTACCAAAATATGGTCAAGAAAATCTAAATGTTGCATTGTCATTTCATAATGAATGACTGAAGTAGAACTGAAATCATACAAGTCATTCAATCTCAACTGATAACGAACATCAAACATATTCAATGCTTGTTTATCTGTAAGTGGGAATACCTTTACAATAGACATAATACTTGAAGGAACAGGAATGTAATTTTTCTGTTCTTTCCAAGTTGCAGTTGTTGTGCCATCAACATCAGTTACAGAAGAAAGAGAATTATCACTTCTCATTCTAGTAATATCATCTGCTGTAATCTGATATTTAAGGTACATCCTTTCAATACCATCGTAATGATATTGTGCAAAGTATTGTAATGCTTCGTCTATTCAATCTTCCACTTGGTCGGGGTCAACATTGACCTCAATCACAGGTTTCCCTAGACTTCTTAAGCACCATTCCTTAAACTCTGTTCTTGTTGTTGGTGTCGCCATATTTTTCCTATCCTAATGCTACCGCTACTGCGATTGCAAACCCCTCGGATGCACCGCCGGCTGCGTTTGCGATTTCCACAACCGTACCGTCAGATTTCTTTGTATAAATCTTCTGGTCAGCAGAGTTAATCGCAATCTCACCGACTTCCAAAGCACCAGCAGAAGGCACTGATGATGCACTTTCTGAGCGTTTTGGCCTTATCGCAATCGTAGCCATAATATTTTATCTCCTATGACTACTTATTAGAACGTGCCGCCGTCAATACTTGTAGCCCAAGAGATTGTATCAGTTGATGAAGAATACAAAAGTAGTCCATCAGCAGAACCACCACCATCTAGTGCAGAGAATGTATTAGCACTATTTGCAACCAATACAGAACCCTTTGTGGCAGAAGTAAGACCTGTACCACCGTATGCAACACCGATTGTTGTACCATTCCATGTACCAGTACCAATTGTACCTAATGTGGTAATGGATGATTGACCAACATATGATGTGGAAATATCAACCGCATTTGCAGAAACGCTGATACGATTAGATGTTCCGACAACATCAATTGTGTTACCTGTTTTGGTTAAACCGTCACCAGCACTGATTTGTCCAGCACCAGAGAATTGGTCAAACGAAATTGCAGTTGTTCCGAAAGTTGGTGTTCCGTTATGTGTTGCAACATAACCATTGTCTGCGTTTGCAGTACCTTCTTCAACGAATGTAAATGTACCACCAGTTAGTTCTGCAGCATCATTTGCATCTGGTGTTCTTGTAAGAACGAATGCAGCTGAACCAGAACCTACTGTAGTAACTTTATAGATACCGTTTTCTTGTGCAGTTGATTGGTCTTTAACAAGAACTCTGTCATTCAATACAAGCGATACGCCATCAATTGAG